TTTATTTGTGGTATCTTACATACAGCTTGATATAACACTTGTGTATCTTCTAAATCACTTTTGTTTATATTCAAAACGTTTGCGAATTTAACTAATATTTCTATATTGGCAACAAATTCGGCTTCATGGTTGCCTTGAATTAATAAAAAATTATCAGGGTAATTTTCAATCCATTTTAACATTTCATAATTTTGTCTTCCGCGATCTATATAGTCACCAACACAAATTATTTCATCATCGTCTTGATAATCAATTATAGTTAATAATTGAATGAATTCGTCATAACACCCGTGTATATCTCCAACTATATATGTACACATTTAACCACCGCCTTTCTTTAATATAATATATCATCAATCAAAAGAAAGGACAATATGCGTGGTTACGAATGGTAACTGTAGCAATTGACTTATCTAAGACAATTTGCTTATTTCTTGTTTCCAATACTCGCTAAATACCTCGTCTAAGTGTTTGTGTTGCTTTATTTTATTAAACGCCTTTTCAAATTCTATTTTAGGCGCAGGGCGAGTATTAGTAGGAAATCTTCTGTATGCCCAACTTACTACATATTCACTACCATTTTTGCGTTTCTTTTTCTTAAATCTCCGAGTGTTTTTGTTTATACCATGAATACCCAATCTCCATGTTCGGTCGAAAACCCACATGGTATTTGCCCTGTATGGATGCCCCATTTTAGCCTGTATATTAGCTGGGTCTACGGTAATACCAGCTTGATATTGTAAATCACCCAGATATTGACTCCATGATTCATAATTTTGCATACCATCAGAAGCCCACCATGTAGCTCCAGTTCTTTCATACACAATAGGAGTGTAGTCGTAATAAAACCTCGTTATCTGTGCTTCATAAACCTTTTCTATTTCTCGACCAATTCGTTGCGCTGTTTTTTCTAATGCATTTTTATATGATTTTTTAAATTGTTCAATATCAAAGATCTCATTGTTTTTTGCCATCCCATCACCTCATAAATTTTCTTATCTCAACAACTCCACAAAAAAAGAAGAGAAACCACCTCTCTTCATTCTCAATAACTTATTATCTCTGACAAATTCACCCCGAACATCTTAAAAATTATCTGTGCTTCTATAAAAGTGGGAGATGAGTCGCACAATACAATTTCTTCAATCCTATCAATTGTATAACCCGTGGTATCGGCAATATCAGTTATTGTTCTCTTGTGTTTCATCATTAATTGTCTAATCAATTCATTTATTATCATTTATTCATACCTCCATATCTAAACACATAACCTGTACAGTTATGCTATGTGGTTTCCCGAATATACCTCGGACAATATACTCAGCAAGCAATATACTCTCCGAGATATATTAATACGCTAAAAAAAGCCCTTGAGTGACTAAATCACCCAAGGGCTATAATCACTTGTTTAATTGTTATACTCACTATATAATTACAAATGAACATAAGCTAATTAAGGTACGACAGCTTAATTCATTTGCACGAGTTTATATTTAGCTGACTACTCTGTGCGCGCTAAAGAAAGGAGGAAGGCATTATGAATATCTATGCTTTAATTGTTATTATTTTCCTCTTTCTAGGATATGTAATATACACATTGTCCAAATGTTATGCTATAAATACTATCGCTAAGAATAAAACGCTTTCCGATAAAAAAGCTAAATACATTTGCGACATTGCAACTAGTATAAAACAACCTAAAAAGTTGGAAGGCTAGTGATTATTTATTTCTCCTTTCAAATGAGAAATCGAGCGGCGGAGTAGTCAACCGCCGTCTCATTATTAATTTTCCGACATCTGTTGCATCAGACGAGATACGGCTTTTCTGTCTTTTTCATCCACAGCCATATCCATTACATTCTGTAGATGGTCAAGCATCATTTCTTTGCTCTCATCACGAGAGTACCCATTACTCATACTACGACCATATGAACCACGACCATACATAGGCATACTCCTACCTGAATATCCACGTCCATATGATGAACCATTATTGTAACTTCTGCCGTTCATCTGGGAATATCCACCCATCATATCAGCAGAACCTATTTCATTAATGTCTTTAATAATGTCAACGAACTTGTCAACCAACTCGACATCCTTACTATCAAGCTTTTCTTTCTTTGCGATATCCTCAAGCTCGCAATACATCTTGTCATATATCATATCTAAAACGTCCATTTGAAATACCTCCTTCCTTTACGCTGTTCTGTCCAGGTCAATAATTGCATTCTTTACAAGTATTGGCTGGGTGCTAGTGTTGGTTATTGCAACATTTTGACAACAACCACGAGGAATAGGTATTTCAACTTCTCTTGCTACATTAAAGAAGTTAGCGTCAGTAGGAGGATCAGTTGCCACCGCAGCAGGAGTCACAATCATTGTTGTTGCCGGTTCTGTTACTCCATTTACAGTTACTGCAAGACTAATTGCCTCAGCTGTTCCAGTAGAAGGAACGGCTATATTTGCACTAAAATCTATTGATAATCTTCCATACATAGCACAAGGATTATTTACAATACCACGAACTTGAAAAAGTCCGGAATCATTTTGATGAACTATATATCCCTTATTACACGGGAAAAAATCATTACTAAAAACGACTGTTGCCCCAGGAGCAACGGTCTGAACTGTATTTTCTCTATATTCAGCCATAATTATTTACCACCTTTCATATTAAAAGTCGCCCGACCTCCAGGACGGAAGCCGAACGACTCGGTATCAAAATTAGCACTTAGCTAAAAATTTCTATTTTGAAAAAATGTTACCTATTAGAATGAAAGGGTTATGCTCCATAACCACTACATCCGCATCCCATACTACATCCTCCGTATCCATATACATTCGGATTAGGAACCCAGTACGCTGGGATAGGTGCAGGGCTAATTCTCTGAATTAGAGCCTGTGTCTGAGCATTGTTATCAGCTATAAGAGCCGCTGTCTGCGCTCCCTGTGAAGCAGCAAGATTTGAAAGATTAATCTGTGTGCGAAGATTAGCGATTTCTTCATTCTTACTATCTATCTTATCTTGACACATCTGATCTTTTATAGACTGAATGCCATTATTTACTGCGTTTGTTACTACTTGAAGAGCGTCAGTAACGGCTTGTCTATCTGCACACGCTTCACTTGCTACTGTATATTTCAGGTCAGCTGTGGCTGCGCGATTTTCACAACCATTTATGTTATCGTATAAGCTCTTTATCTTATACTTCTTATAGTTTCCTATAAGATCAGACTATATCTTCACCCTAAATACTAGGGGTCGGGCACTCGTGTTAGGATTATTGGTATCCATCCTCACCCATTAGTCGTTGAGCCTTCCGAGGTACTTTTACTGGAATTCCCCCGGCTTGGTTGCTGATTGTCATATGCGCAAATATAATTTGGATTATAATAATCGCCTCGAAGATAACCTCGAATACGACCTTTTGATATGTTGAGTTTTTCACTTGCATCTGCAATTGAATCATAATGTATATCATTTATAATTATTGGTGCATTTCTTTTTCTTATCTTATATTTATTTACGTAAGTCAACTCTCTATCGTCATCGTCATATCTACATGGATTACCATTGATATCAAATCCTCTTTTTAACCAAGAATAAACACGGGACGTAGAACAGTTTAACTCATTTGCTAAATCTACGGCAGATTCGTATGTTTTATTATTATATGTCAAACTCTTACACCCGCCTTTATTATATCTATTATCTACAAAATCAACCTGTTCTGTATCTTTAAATCTACATTTTTCACCATAGTAATTTATTCCTTTATTACACCATGATGCTATTGTATCGTAGCAAACATTATATTGATTCATAGCATCTTTCACTGAATTATATTCAATAGATCCTATAATGACTTTCCGAGATTTTTTCATCGCAACAACTTTAGTAATATTTGGATTTTTCATTGGATTATTTTGAGACATACGTTTTCTTTGCTCTGGATGTTTCATAATATTGTTCTCAGAATAATCTTTCCTTAATTCTTCAGTCCATAATTCTCCACTACCACCTGCTCCACCAATATGAATATTTGCTTTACACATATTTATTTTTTTTAATTCATCAATATAGAATTTCTCATATTCGTATGCATCCTTTTCGTTATTAAACTCCTTAACAATACGAGACCTACAGTCGTATTTTTGATAATAGTCTTTAAAAATATTATTTCGATCCCAATAATTTTTATATCTGTTATTACAGCCCTTACCAACATAAAATATTTCATCGGTTTGTGCTACATACCATTCATAAACATAATACATATATTTACCTCAAATTTATATTATTGTGCGCACTTAGATATTCCAGCAGTTCACCCGATTGCCATAGCGACTTACGCCACTAAAGTGTCTATTGTGTTTAAACACTGCTGCTGTGCCATCGCAATTGTATTCATCTGATTTGTCAGATTTGCAAGTGCATTACATCTTGATACTTCTGCGCTTGCAAGAGATGACTGTATGCCAGAGATGCCACTCATAACTGCTGACTGATCAAAACCTCTCTGCACATCATTAACAATATACGGAGCGCCACCATTGTTGCCTCCGAAACCATTTCCCCATCCACCATTAAAAGCAAAGAGGAAAAGTACAAGAAGCCAAAAAGCTCCACCGTCTCCATTGCCGAATCCAAAACCATTATTTCCTGTTACAGCAGCGATGTCTGCTGCGCTTAAAGAACCATCTGAAATTGCCATGTTCTTGTTCTCCTTTCGTGAATAAAATAGTTAATCGGTACAATTAACCTCGCGAGAGTTAATTTTTATCAAATAGCACTGGGCTAATTTGAGCAAAAAAAATTAGCGACCACGCATCATTTGCTGAAACTGTGTCGCCATCTGGGATAATTGGTTGAACTGTTGTTGAGACATTTGCCCCGAATCAAGCAATTGTTGTACTTGCTGTTTCGGATCTCCACTATAGTTCTTTTTAAAATTATTAAATTGATTAATCATATTTGCAAAGCCACTATTTATTGGTGGCTGTTGCCTACCAAACATATTAAACAGTGAGCTTATTCCCATCGTCCTTCTCCTTTCTATTATTGTTGAATGTATTACCAGTAAACGTCGAGGTGAAGCCTAAACTTGGTTTTGTTTCAAGTTCAAGGATTCTGTTTTCAAGTTCAGAATACTTTTTCTGCAAATCCTCATATTTTTCTTTGGTAACATAAGTACTCGTGTCAATAACAGTTGTTTTCTCTTCGACCGGTGGATCACTTAAAAGTTTAGTGACCAATGGTAACGGTACACCATTAGAATCTACCGATTTGATGTAAACATAATCTCCTTCACTATCAAATAGTGGGAGAGTAGTGCCACGAGCGACAGGATAAGACTGCGCACCGGCTTTACCTTGAACCCATACCATATATGAGTCATTTGTATGTTCGGGTACGTTTTGTGATGTTCCCGACATTTGTGTTGGGAACATGGTCGGTTGTTGTTCAACCAATTGTGTTTGTTGTGGATATATCACAGGAATCATTGGTTGAGTCTGTGGATAATATCCATAATAAGGTGTTTGATAGTATGCCATCACGCATACCTCCTTTCATAAAGATAGATCTATCTACTATAATAATAGATTGGAATCTCGTTTCCGGAATCCCAACTATCATAATAGTCTCCGTCTATTACAGCGACCACATGGCTACCAGTCGCTAATAAAAAGGTACCGTATGGATTGTCGTAACAAAAATCCCATACGGTATAACAATTAGGACAAGTATTAGGTATGACCTTACGAACAAAACCACATCCTCTTAAATATGAATCCCATACTTGATTACTATCTCCAAAATCTTTCATAAGATATCCCTCGATACATAATTCAACATAAGTTTTATCCCATGATTGATTCATCACTTTTGAGATTGCCCTAACCACACAATCACCTATTGATTTAGCATGTGGATTGGGATTAAAATATTTAAAAGACATACCTATACCTCCCCCTCGTTTATTCTTTTTCTTCTGCTTTTTCTATTTCCTTTAAAACTTCTTCGATAGCTGCGCCAATTGCATCCGAAGATAAAGAAAAACTCTTCTTTAAATTATAAAGAAGAGCAGTGATACTATATTCATTATCTCGAAGGTCGTCCAACTTCATATTAAGAAGAGTATTAAACTCCGCATACTCCTTCTCCGGGACACATTCCAAAATATTCTCGACAGCTCCGACTTTGTTAAGCTTGTCGTACTGCTCCGCAAGATTTCCTTCGGATACGTTTATTTCAATATCTGTATATAAATCTATAATCTTCATTACAAAGAATAGATATCTGTTTGCACTATTAATCTGTACGAATTCTATGTCGCCCTCTTTGGCATGACAAGTTGCTTTAACAATAGAATCGCAAATAACACTTTTCTGAATAAAATCTATATAATCAGTTACTATATGCTTCTTTATAAAGATTTCCATAGCAGTTCCCTTCTGCTTTGCGACAACACCATATTCTCTTAAAAACGCATCTATAGATATTTTCTTCATAACAAATTTCTCCTTTTATTCCTCGATTAAATCATATATATGTATAAGATACTCCGACGGTATACCGGCGTTCATAATGTCTTCAGCTTTAAATTTCTTAATATTAATTTCAACCTCAGATTCAAGAACTTTAGACATATCAGCAGAAAACTGTTTAATATTTTTATCGTATTCTTCAACTGCCTTCTGATACTCGTCGTCATTTTCATAACTTTCCCTATTTGGGGCAACTATCCCAATAACACCGTTTGTTTCGCCATTGGAATACTGCCTGATTTTTTCCTCTCGAACCGTCTCAAAATTAGAGACAGTTGACTCGAATTGCTTACACATACCGAGCAGTTTAAACTTAATCAATGCCGGTATATTACTTACATTATCAATAATATTCTTTATTACTCTGTTATAATTCATTACATCATTAACTGTCATAATCACTCAAATCCTTTCCTTTTATTCACTTTAAATCGAAAACAATATCCATCTGAAGTGTCTATTTGATAATCGTTTTCAAACGGATAATACCTCACTCTAACTATCTGTGAGTTAATATCAATATTAATCAGTTCCGCACATTCCTTGGCGGTAAGAGAGTAGTTATGCTCTCGTAAATAATTTTCTATTTCGTATGAGTACAACAAGATCACATCCTTATTGATTAATGTTCATCCTTTTCCTCACACATCTTAATGAATCCCTCGCCAATAAGAATCGAATCTGATTCGTCATCGGTCTTTGGTTTGATGTTATATTTTTCTGTAACGTATTTTACAGAAAAGCTTTTTTGTTCTTGTCTTTTTGTTCCCTTACCATTAGGAAATCCATCTATATATTTGCGCCATGAACTCGGCATAATACAATTAAACTCTGCGTTATGTGTCACACACCACGCAAAAATTGCGCCTTGTATTCTGTCAAGCTTCTTTTGTGTGCTTGGATTTCCATGACAATAAGTGTCTTCAATAACAACAATGGAAGGGCAGTAGTAATCTAAGCCCTTCCATAATTGAATAACCATTTCCTTTTGTCGTTCTTCAATATCTTTATTTTGCTCACAGTTGATTATATGAGAAGTTTTATACTTTCCATTTTCCCACATTGTCATACCAGAACACTTAGTGGAACAATCAAGACTAATCATCCTCATTTTTTCCTTCAACGATATGTCTCCATTTCACCATTTAATTTCGTCGTCCATGCACGTTCCTCCAAGAGTTCCCCATACTTCTTTATTATATGAGCCGTACTCGCAGCAGTAATATTATTCTTAAATTCGGGATGTCCAGACGTATATGCTTCATAACGTTGAATATCATCCATAACTTGATCCCATGAATCTTTACTATGAACACGACCAGCTTGCAACTCATCTTCAAATTGAAGTATTCTAACTCTTATCGTAGTTGCTTGATTTTCATCTACCTTTTTTTCAAGTGCGTCTAGTTTATGTGATATTGCAGTAATCCCTAAAAATTTACCAAACAAACGTCCTATAGAAGACCAAGGATTGATTTTTAATTTAGATATTTCTATGAATGACATAAGCAGTATTATCACTATCGTTACTATACTAGGATTACTTGATATGACTTTCCACACTTCAGACAGTGTCATCTTTGTTCTCAATTATCTGCTTAAAAGCTTGATGGAGTCCGGTTGACGCAAGTCCGGATACCATGCCACCCGTAAATGAATAAAACGATATACCATTCGTTATAAATCCAAATATTACACCAAGTACACCCATAATTGTCGGAATATACTTATCAGGTATCTTGTCGATTTTCTTGATCATATACCCAATACATAGACATGCGAGTACAATTATAGGCATATAATAATCAGTAATAAATCCTAAATCCATATTAGCACCCCTTTCTATAACTCCGATAAACTCTTTTGTTTATTTTGTTTAATTCCGTTTTCATCAAAATATTTTCCTATATTTTCATCAGCCGATATATCAGTATATAGCTGTACCATATCTGCGCTTTCCCAATTTATTATATCCTGGATAACATTCGTAGGAATATTATTTTTAACCAAGAGAGTAGTGAAGAAATGGCGAAGACTATGCCAATAGAAGTCTTTTCCAAGGAATTTACTAAAACTTTCTTTCCAACTGTCCATACTGTCTGTACTCATCTGTTTAGAATAATCATCCATAGATGGAAATAGCCATTCACTCTCAATGTTATTCTCTTTTCTATAATTCATCCACAACATAAGATATGGTTCAAATTGCTTCTTTAATACATATAAGTTAACCATTTTTCCATGAGCGCCCCGACCTTTTGTTGATACTCTTTCTGGAGTTTTCCATAGAGAACCAAACAAAACATTCTCATCATCAAAATAAGATACTTTAAATCTAGGTATTTCAGCTTTTCTCCTTCCACTATACATAGCAAGTGCAAGAACTGCCGCTTGACGATACTTTCTGTTTTCTACTAAATGATTTAACAAAGATTGTAATTCTTCTTCGCTAAACACAGTTTTGTCTCTAACCGTCTGATTAACAGGAGATGGTATTTTATTCACTACAGATTTATAACCTTCATATTCGGGTTCTTCGTCTAATATGTCTTCAATATAATTTCCAAGAGAGGAGAGTACAGATTTTACTCTACGAATCCTTTTAGGACTCCAACCCCATTCATTTAAAGCGTGATTTTGAAATCTTGCAAACTCACGCTTTGTAATATCAGGAAATCGTTTATTTCCATTATTCTCTAAATTATATACAAAGAATATATCAAGATCTGATTTGTACTGAGATATCGTATTTGGAGACCTATCTATAGACCTGAGATAATCTAAAAAATCTTTTATAAGCTCTTTGTTTTCCGGAAGAATCTGAGATAGAGATTCTTCGCTAGTGATGTTGTTATATACAGTCTTTCTTGCCATCTCTATTCCTCCTCATAAATTATAATGTATATAAATATAAACATTATGTTCTGTTTATGTCTATAAATATAAACATTTATTATTTTATCAACGGCAAAATACCGTTCAGCACCTTTGCCACATATTCGATTTCTTCATACGTATTTTCATTGCTAAGAGTGAATCTCACGCATTCAAAAGCTTCTTCGTCACTTAAGCCATATGCTAAAGCAACGTGACTTGGTTTATCCGAGTCGGTACTACACGCAGATCCCGTACCTATTTGGATGTTTTGCTCGTCCAACAGATACATCAGATTCAATCCCCTTACACCAGGGAATCGTATGTAAATATTATTTGGTAATCTATTATCTCTACTTCCAACAAGTACACCGCCCATATCTTGTAAGTGGGATAATAAAATATCTCTTTTATCTCTCAAAGACGATATATCATAATCTATCTCTTTAAAAGCCTCTCCAAAACTTGCGATAAGTGGCGTTGCTGGTGTACCTCCTATTAACCCTTGCTCACCGAATATAATAGGGGTTATATTATCTTGAAGTGTTTGACATATGTAAAATAATCCACATCCCTTTAAACCGCCGATTTTTTGCCCTGACATCGAAAGTGAATCAATACCCATCTTTTTTACATCAACAGGATAATATGGTATATACTGTGTCGCATCTACATGTAGATATCCACCATATTCGTGTACCATAGATGATATTTCTTTTATTGGCTGAATTACACCAGTCTCAGAATTTGCCATTTGTATGCTGACGAGACATGGCTTATTGTTAAATTCGCAATCTGCCAAAATATTCCATAATTCATTAATATTAATAAGTCCATTTTTATCCACGTCAACAAGACGTTTTGAATACGGCAACCAATCGTATAACTCCATTATGTCATTATGTTCGACAGTTGATGTTATAAACATTGTTTCGGGATGTCTGCGCAACACACCCTGAATTAGAACATTATTTGACATTGTTGCGCCGGATGTGTAAAAAATATCATCGGGATTACAATTGATTTTCTGACCAATTATTTTACTTGCACTATCTATTTCACCTCTCGCCTCTCTACCGGCACTATGTTCCGAACTTGGATTACCATACAATGATTCGGCAACTTCGTTGAATTTCGCCAATACGTTAGGCTTCACTTTAGTGCTTGCGGCGTTATCCATATATATTGGCATAAATTCCACACCTACCTTCTATCTAACCATTCTTTATAAAGAATGTATGTTTCATCTCTATTAAATACAAATACTATTATCGGAGTACCATCTCGATCATCAGTACTCGGATAAATACGTTTAGGTTCAATCCCTCGGCTCCAATAGAAAGCAGCCTGTTTTGGATTGACGATAGGTATCTCCCTATCTAAATAAAGTGATTGTTTTTCCATTTATTCATCTCCAAATATTTATGTAAATGCCGTCTTTTCAAATAGCATTACCAAATCGCCATTACCATCAACATATATATCACACGGATATATACCGAACGCAATATATATACGCTGTTTGTCTATACTTTTTACCCTGATGACTTTAGTAGAATCATATTCATGGGTATTAAAATTTGGCTGTATAATCATATCCTTTTTCTCCTAAAAAAAGAGAAGAGTAACACTACTCTTCAGTATTATCTCTTCTCTCAAAATTATATCTCTTATTCATTTTCTTTGACTTATATGGATTATAATGCTCTGGTTTTGATTCCTCCGCATTATCATCTTTAGCCTTATCCTCAGAAGTTTCATCTACAGCCTCAGTTTTTTCTGAATTTGTATTCAGATTCTTAAGCTCATTCTGCAACTTCTCAGAATACTCAGAGTAGTCAGTAACATTATATTTATCCATAACAGCTTTAACATCCTCAATCTTTTTGATCCCTATGTTATAACCAGCTATTACATCATATAAATCATGGCATTTCTCCGAGTCAAAATTAAACATCCATGCGGGAGAATTAGAATTCTGCTTACAATGGTTACAGTATTCATAAGTCTTTCCGCAAAAAATGCATTTTCTAAGTTTAGCCATAATTACTATCTCCAATCTAAAAAATCATAGGGGAAATTAATCCCCTATGATTAGTTATTTGTTTATAGACTAAATTAATCAGTCCACTGCTTTGTATCATACGCATCTGTATCATCCGCAACAGCGATGTAATACAGAACCTGTCCTTTACCACAATAATCCTTGAATGCCGTAGCTGAGAAATTCTGAGTTGATTCAGTATCAACTGTCCAGTCAAAGTCCGGACTCATCTGGAACTTCTCGAATACGATATAAAGTGCAAGAACTTCCTCTGACTCGCAAAGGTCTGAGCAGAGTACTCTGAATGTAGCCTT